ATTGAACCTAAGCGTAGACAAAAAGACATTGAAACTGATGACGAGTTCTTTGAAGGTCTAATCGCTGACGCTAAGTTCAAAGATTTCATCGAACGTAAATTTAAACTAACTACTAAGGAAGTACAATATGCTAGAGAAGACGATCTTATCGAATCTGATTCTGAATGAGGAGTATAGCCGTAAGGTTTATCCATATCTCAAGGAAGACTATTTCGATGACAACGCTCTTCGTAAAATCTTTGCAACCTGTTCTGAGTATGTAGAAAAATACAAAGAGCCTCCCTCAAAAGAGGCTCTTAAGATTGCTATTGATAAGCGTAAAGATCTTAACGAAGATGTTTACAACCAAGTCCACGAGGTTATCAATGAACTCGCATTGGACAAGACAACGAACATGGAGTTCTTAATTGACGAGACTGAAAAGTTTTGCCAAGACAAAGATCTTTATAACGCTATTCGTAAGTCGATTCTCATTCTCGATGGTCAAGATCGAGAGAATGATAAGGGTTCTATTCCTAAGATTCTTTCTGACTCTCTAGGAATTAGTTTTGACAGCAGTATTGGTCACGATTTCTTGTATGATTACAATGATCGTTATGAACATTATCATAAGAAAGAAGAACGTATTCCTTTCGACATTGACATCTTCAATAAGATTACTAAGGGTGGATTACCTCGTAAATCAATGACTGTACTACTCGCAACAACGGGTGGTGGTAAATCATTGTTGAAATGCCACATGGCTGCTAATCACTTGATGTACGGTAAGAATGTACTCTACATTACGATGGAAATGGCCGAAGAAGAAATTGGTCGTCGTATCGATGCTAACATCATGGATATTACCATTGACGAAGTAAAAGAAGTTCCTCGTGACGTTTATGAGAAACGAATGAATCGATATAAAACCAAAACGACTGGTAAGCTAGTGATCAAAGAATATCCTACTGGTTCTGTTCATTCAGGTCATTTCAGACACTTACTCAACGAGTTACGCCTCAAGAAAAACTTTCAACCGGATGTTATCTTTCTAGATTACTTAAACATCTGTGCTTCAGCTCGTGTTAAAGGTTCGGCTGCAGCAAATTCTTATACACTCGTTAAATCAATTGCAGAGGAAGTTCGTGGACTCGCCATGGAATATAATTGTGCTGTTGTTACTAGTTCTCAGTTTAATCGTGATGGTTATGGAAACTCTGACGTGGATCTTACCAATACTTCTGAATCAATGGGTATCACACATACTGCTGATGCTATTTTCGCTATAGTAACATCTGAAGCTCTAGATGATCTTGGTCAAATTATGATCAAGCAATTGAAAAATCGTTGGGGTGATATTAGCTACTATCGTCGATTCTTAGTAGGTATTGATCGAGCTAAGATGAAGATTTATGAACTCGAAGAAAGCGCTCAACGTAATATTAATGTAGACGATGGCTCAAATGGAGGTAACAGCGGAAAAAAGTCTTCGAGTAACTACGACGACACGCCTCTCTTTGACAAAACTGACATAGGACAAAGGCTAGGATCTCGCAGAAAAACCCGCAACGTGTTCGGTGACGTACAACTTACATAATTATAAATAACAGAAATAAACCATAACTTTCATCATAGGCGCCATGAAAAAGTTTAAATCTCACATTTCTGAACAAAGAGTAAGGTTCTCGAAGCTTGATCTCGACTTCATGTCGTTTATGGGCGAGGATCTTGGTATCGGTCGTCCATCAGGAAACGAAGAAAAATTCGTCTTAGACGTTCTCTCTAAGATCGATGACCAGATCAGTTCTATTAAGACCGAGATCGAAATTGATAACAGACCAGGAAAGTCGAACAGCAAAAAGCTAGCTATCTCTCAAGTGATGGCTGATAAAGATCGTACAAAGTTTGCTGCTTTAGCTAATGAGATTATCGATAAAGAAGCCGATCTCGAAAGAGGTCCTGTTCCTGCTCCTCGTAAAGAAAAAGATTATTCTTTTAAACATAAAGACATGAGCCGTTACGTCTACGTTAACTGTCGTCCTGATGGTAAGCGATCTGCAGCTGGTGATGATCCTAATGAGCTTATGGCTGCAGCACTTTGTTTAAAATCTTCACTTAAAATTCCTACAAATTCAGACGAAATGGACGCTCTTATTAACGACGTTCGATTAGGTCTCACTAAAGTAAAAGGTTATAAGAAAGGACAAGTCGAAAGCTTATCCGGCGATTATCCTAACTTATGTCAAGCAGTATCAGCAGCTAAAGCTGTTCATGATGCTGGATACGGTGATGCTGATATGGTCTATCTTACAGGACAATCTTGGGACGATGATGTTAAACAATTCCAAATCACTAAGTATGGAATGGCTGACTTCAACTCATCAGACTTCATCGTAAGAAAAGGTAATAGGTTTCTAGGTGTTTCACTTAAGAAAAAGAAAAGACTGAACGAAGAAGATCCTACACTAATTAACAAGTCGTTTTCGACGATGTTCAAAGATAGAAAGTTCGACGACATCATGAAACAGCTTGATCACAAGACTGGTTTCTTCTATCTTAAAGTGTTAGCTCGTGCTAAGCGTGAGGGCAAAGCAAGTCCTCAATTGCTAAAAGACATGGAAAAAACTCGTCCTAATACCGATAACTGGAAACAGTTTATTCAGCGAATCGACAACGCAGTTATCAATAGAGAACTTAAGTCTAGCCAATCTTTGTTTAAAGACATGGCCAACATCATTCTTAAGAACAAGACTCTTATCGCTGATCAGCTCATGCAACTTATTTTCAAAGCAGATCTCAAAGACCTACAGAAAGTTAATTTTGACTTCGCACTCGTTACTGGTATCGGTGATTATGGTCCTCAGAAAGGTGTAGTTATCGAACAAGGTGAGTATAAAGACATCAATACAGTAACTACTAAACTCGATGATCTCGCTAATACAGGTAAAGTTGATTTAAGATTTACTCCCGGAACAGTTCAAGCATTTCAGCCTGGAGCCACTGCAGCAGTTCTTAAGTTTGATCTTGTTTTAGGTGACGTTCCTCTTTGCAACATCTCTCTAAGATACAAAGGCAACTTTAGATCAGCACCTTCGTTCCTAGCTACTATGACACCAGAATTCAAGGCTATTTACAAATGATAAGATTTAAGAGATTTTTAGAAGAAGGCATCAATGATCCTGCTATCTTTAAAGCAGTGTTTCTTGCCGGTGGCCCAGGATCTGGTAAGTCGTTTGTTGTAGGCCAAACTGCGTTAACAGCCTTAGGATTCAAGCTCATTAATTCAGACGACGCGTTTGAAGTCGCTTTAAGCAAAGCCGGTTTAGAACCAGATCCAGAAACTTTATTTTCACCTAAGGGCCAAGAACTTCGTAGCAAAGCAAAAGCGTTAACCGGTAATAAGATGAAACGAGCTATCGAAGGTCGACTCGGTTTAGTAATCGATGGTACTGGAAAAGATTACGATAAAATCAAAAAACAGGTTGACATGTTGCGTGAAATAGGTTATAGTGTTATGATGTTATTCGTTAACACAGACATTGAAACCGCTCTGAATCGTAATAGTAAAAGAGATCGTTCTTTGCCTGATGACACAGTTAAGAAAATGTGGAATTCAGTACAAACAAACATTGGAAAGTTTCAAAACTTGTTTAGAGATCGTATGATTGTAGTAGATAATTCAGACGGTGCAAATTCTCAAAAAATCTTAAACTCAGTCTATAAGCGTGTAGCTACTTGGTCTAAGACTTCGTCTGATAATCATATTGCTAAAAAATGGATTTCTCAACAAAAGAAAGAACGTGGTATTAAAGAAGATAAGCAATCCGTAAAACATCACCTTGGTATAGGTGTAAGTTTCAAACACCAGTCAAAAGATGCTCTTAAGCATTTTGACAGAGATAACGACGGTGATGTAGATGCAGATGATTTTAGTGGTAAGATTCCCGATGAAATTACTGGAACTGAGCCTAAAGATTTAACAAAGAGAATGCTGAAGAAATATGATCGTGAAAGAGCACACACTCGAAAAGGTGTTGCTTTTGAAGACGCAGAACTTAATGCTAGACAAGCTGATGAAGTACAAAGATTAAGAGACAGACAAAAGAGAGAGAAAGAGTCATTGAAGCGTAGACACGATCAACAAGACGCACAAGCTAAAAGAGAGCGAGAAAGACAATAATGAAAGGCTTTAAAGCATACATTACAGAAGCAGCAGGTAAGAACCTTCACATGACGCATTTAGAAGATGCTGTTATCGATGGAGGTGTTACTGGTACAAGGAATGTTTTTAATTATCTAAGAGCTCTCCGTGACATGCTAGCAGGCAACGCTTCTGCTCCTGTGAGCATCACAGTCAAGTGGGACGGTGCACCAGCTTTATTCGCTGGGGTTGATCCTTCTGATGGTAAGTTCTTTATTGCTAAGAAAGGAGTCTTTAATAAGAATCCAAAAATTTATAAAACAAATGCAGAAATTGATAATGATCTGAGTGGCGATCTAGCAGCTAAATTTAAAGTTGCTCTTAAGGAATTCGCCAAACTCGGGATCAGTGAAGGAGTGATACAAGGTGATTTCTTATTTACGAAAGACGATCTCAAAACAGAAACTATTGATGGAGAATCGTATATTACTTTCCATCCTAACACGATTGTTTACGCGGTACCAACGAACAGCGACCTCGGTAAAACAATTGCAGGATCCGAAATCGGTGTGGTTTGGCACACAACGTACCGAGGATCAGATTTTGAATCAATGTCAGCAAGTTTTGGAAAGAAGATTGTCCCAAGCCTCAACAAAACAAAAACAGTCTGGGCAGTAGACGCAGTATTCGAAGACAAATCTGGTAACGCAACGTTTACTAAGAATGAAACTGACGAAATTACAAAACTTCTATCTGACGCAGGACGAATCTTTAGAACAGTAAGTCCTAAAGTGCTAAATGAATTAGGCACAAACACTGAGCTCAATGCTCGAGTGAATACATACATCAATTCAAAAGTGCGTGAAGGATCACGAATCGGCGATCCTCGCGGATTCATTATAGGTCTACAACAATACATTAAAGAATACTATCAGAAAGAAGCTGATAAAGTAAAACAACAAAAAAGTAAAGATATTAAGATCGCTAAAGGCGAAGAACTATTAAAGTTTTTTGCTAGAACAAATATGAAACACATTTTAAATATCTTTACACTCTACAATATTCTAGTCGATTGCAAGTTGATGGTTATTGAGAAGCTTAATCATGTTGACGGACTCAAGACTTTCTTGAAAACAAATAAAGGATTCGAAGTAACTGGCCAAGAAGGTTTTGTTGCTATTGACCATCTTGGAAAGAATTCGTTGAAACTCGTCGATCGCTTGCAGTTTAGTAAAGCAAACTTTAGTACAGAATACATTAAAGGGTGGCAGAAATAATGGCTTGGGTAGCAGTACCAGGATCAGATAGCATCTGGGAATACGACAACGCAGCAAACACGTCTTTAGCTGACGTGTACGCCGATGCTAACGGAACAGTAACAGCTGGAGTTAGAGCGTTTACTCCTCCAGGTGGCAACACACAATACACTTATATACGATGCAGAAAAGCGGGTGAAACGATTGTCCGTGGTGAGTTAAACAAAAACTATTACGATAATCTAATACCATAGGAATTAATTAAATGGCAATTTGGAATAAGAACGATCAAGCATATTTAGATAATAATAAAACTTTATTTGAAGCATTTATGCTATCTGATAAAGATGGCAATATTATTAACTCATTTGGAATTGCTTCAAATATTCCTATTGCTGCAGGCGAATTAGACGGTTGGGCCGCAATCCATAAATTTGGTGCGGTTCCTCTCATGTCAACAAACCCAGGCGTTGGTTCAGTTTGGGATAAGAGTGATACCTTTTATCCTTGGACTGCTTTTAATACACCAGGGCCACTTACTATTTCAACGACAACATCTAACGGAACTTTATCTTCCTTAGATACTGGAATGACTGTAACGATTGTTGGGCTTGATGAAAATTTCGAAGCTACTCAAGAAACAATTACAATTACAGGTGATGCAGGTGCTGGTACTCAGAATTTTTCCCGCGTATATCGAGCATTCACTTCTCAAGATAATCAAACTGAGGTGCGCGTATCTACAACAACGGGTACACCAACCGAAGTTCTTAGAATTAATATTCTAAAAGGCCAAACACTAATGGCTGTTTATACAGTTCCTGCTGGTAAAACAGCATACCTAACAAAAGGCACAGCTACTTGTGCTGCTAACGCTGACACAACAATTGATATGTTTGTTCGTTATGGCGGAGTAGGTGCATTTAGAATTGGTCATACTGCTGAGGTTGCTGGTGTTGGTGGACAATATACATATGAATTTGCTGTTCCAATTCAAATGCCTGAAAAGACAGACATTGATATTAGAGCAACAGTTCGTTCAAATAACGCAAGAGTAACAGCAGCATTTGATCTAATTTTGATTGACAATCCCGCTTAGTGGTTGACATTTACACCTAACTGATATATAATTATATGCTATGGTTAAAGATGATTTTGAGACATACATTCGAGGAAAGCGAGTAGCTGTTGTAGGTAACGCGCTTTCTTTGTTTGATACTCAATGTGGTAGTGAGATTGATGATCATGAAGTTGTAATTCGTATCAACACCCCCGCAATATTCTTCCAAGATCTCACACCTAGACACTCCCACGGAACTCGTATTCATGTATGGGCTTTCTGGGATTATTTTCGTTATGCTACAAGTGACCATAGAGATAAACCAAGCAAACTTCTAGATACTTTCTGGAATACAGATAGATATAACGTACTAGATTTAAACATGCTTAACAAAAAAGAAGCAGGTTTCAAATGGAACAAAAACGATTTCTTTTTTGAAATAAAACAAAACATGCTAAAAGAAACTGGTAATCCTTCTGCGGGTTTATCCATTCTTTATTTACTTAATGAATGTGATCCTGCAGTAGTAAATGTTTATGGTTTTGATTTTAAACGCACACCTACTTTTAGTAATTTTAATCAGGATGTTGATAGTAATAGATTTGATTCTTTCTACCGACACGACTACGCATTTGAAGAACAATATGCAAAACAAAAGTTCTTTACACAAGAACGATTTAATTTAAAAGGAGAATATTATGGGACGTATTCGTGATAGAGGTCATGATGGCGGTAACATTTGGAGATGGCATACTATTGAAAAGTATGTTCGAAAAAACGGCTGGACAAAGGGCGCTGAACTAGGAGTGTGGTTAGGTGAAACATTTAAACATTTGGTCAAGACTTGTCATAATCTTCATCTTATTGGTGTGGATCTTTATGCTCCCCAACCAGAAAACAACGGACCAGAAAAATGGACTTCTGGTGAAAATGGTCATGCATGGAATCACGAAGCATACTATCAAGACTTGGTAAGATTCTGTCAAGCATATCCAGGTCGAGCAGAAATCATTAAAGACTATACAACAGAAGCTGCAAAAGAAGTAGCTGATGAGAGTCTAGATTTCGTATTCATTGATGCTGATCATGGATACGAAGGTTGTCTTCGCGATATTCAAGCATGGACTCCTAAAGTCCGTAAAGGTGGTATGATCATTGGCCACGATATTCATTTCCCAACAGTTGAGCGAGCAGTCACCGAATACTTCGGTCCTAACTCGTGGAAAGTAGAAGACGATTTCTTGTGGTTAGTCGAGAAAACATAATGAAGCGTTGCCAGTATTGTGGTAAAAGGTTCAGAGTCGTTCTTCTAAGCTCTGGTGTATTATGGTGTAGTTATGAGTGCAGTGAAAAGGATCTCAAAGGTGAAAAGAACGCGTGTAATTAATTTTTATGGTGGGCCCTGCTCAGGTAAAAGTACAGCTGCTGCAGGTTTATTTTACAAGATGAAGCTACTTAACTATAGTGTTGAGTTAACAGACGAGTTCGCTAAAGAATGTGTTTGGGAAGGAAATGTTCCTATGCTCAAAGACCAACTCTGGATCTTAGCTCATCAACATCGAAAGATTCTCAGACTAGTTGGTAAAGTAGATTATATTATCACTGATTCTCCAGTTCTACTTAGTCCCATCTATCGAGAAGTTTATGAAGGTCCTCTGTATAGCAATCTAATTGACAAGTTAGCTTTAGAATGTTATAATATGTACGACAATATTAACTTTATGTTAAGTCGCCCTCGTGATTTCGATCCTAATGGGCGAGCACAAAACGAAGTCGAGAGTGTTCGCATTGATCTTGAGATCGTCGATCAATTCAAACGCTTAGACATACCCTATATACAAATTGAAGGATCTGATCACGCTTCTCTCGCTTACGACAAATTGGTGACTTTTTATGCACATTGAAATTGACAAAATCTATCAGCGCGAACTCATGCGCCAACATAGTACTATAGAGTTTATTGCTAGTGAGAACTTTGCTTCTGACGCAGTAATGAAACTTTGTGGTTCTGAATTTACTAACAAATATGCTGAAGGCTATCCTGGCAAGCGTTATTACAACGGTTGCGAACACATGGACGAAATTGAAATCTTAGCGATTCAAAAGCTTAAAGACATCTATGGTTGTGCTTTTGCCAATGTTCAACCACACTCAGGTGCTAATGCTAACGCAGCAGTATTCCAAGCATTTCTAAAACCCGGCGATCGTATTCTTGGTATGGATCTTGCAAGTGGAGGACATCTTTCTCACGGTGCTCCTGTTAACATGTCAGGTAAAAACTATCAAGCGTTTTCCTATGGTGTAGATAGTGTAGGTATGCTTGATTACGATCGTATTATGGATATTGCTAAAATCGTCAAACCTAAGATGATCATCGCGGGCGCTAGCGCGTACCCACGAAAAATCTATTGGGAAAAGTTTAGAGAGATCGCAGACGAAGTAGGTGCTTTGCTAATGGTTGATATGGCACACTATTCTGGACTCATCGCTGGCGAAGCTTATCCTAATCCAGTTCCTTATGCAGATGTAGTTACTTCAACTACACACAAGACGCTCCGTGGTCCTCGTGGAGGAATCATTCTTTGGAATAACGACGAATACACTAAGAAAATTAACAGCGCAGTATTTCCTGGAACACAGGGTGGTCCTCTCATGAATATCATTGCAGCAAAAGCACAGTGTTTCATGGAAGCCGACACTCCTGAATTTTACGATTATGCAGATCGTGTAATTAAGAATGCTAAAGCGATGTGTGAAGTATTCAGTAAGTCTAATACGATTAAAGTACTTACGGACGGAACTGATTCGCACATCATTCTACTCGATCTAAGTGAATCAAAATACAGTGGTCGTCAAGCAGCTGATATGCTCGAAGAAAATGGAATCACCGTAAATAAGAATGGTGTACCCAATGATCCTCGTCCCTTTATGGAAACTTCTGGTATCCGTATCGGAACTGCTGCTGAAACAACTCGCGGCCGCGACGAAAAATGGTTTAGAAGACAAGCAGAAAGAATATTGGAAATCATAGGATGAAAACAAGTATCGAAAAGAAACTCAGCCACATTTGGATCGGGCCAAAGCCAGCTCCACTAAAGTGGATGTACACTTGGCGCGATAAACATCCCGATTGGGAGTATAGTATTTTTACCGATACTATGCTTAGGACTCGTCGATGGAAGAACCAACACTTGATCGAAGAGTATTATAATAGACGCTTATGGCCTGGTGTTTCTGACCTTATTCGATACGAACTTCTTTATGAAAATGGTGGATTCATTGCTGAAGCAGATATGATCTGTTTAGAGAATACTGATGAACTATTCCAAAGTCCTGAAGATCACGCTTATACTTGCTTTGAGAACGAAAAAGGAAGACCTAATTTTGTTCAACCTATTTTTGCTTGCAATCCTGAAAACAAATTCATAGCTATGGTAATAGATGAACTTCATAAACTCAGACGAGGCGATCTTCATCCACAACCTTTCATGTCAACGGGTAATGCTTTTCTAGCTAAGCACGTGCCTCAATGGCGAGACAAACTTACTATATGGCCGTCACACTATTTCATTCCTCAGTTCTATGTAGCTGGAGCGAAGAGATACGATGGGCCAGATAAAGTGTATGCAGATCATAAGTGGGGTTCTACCGGAATGCACGCTCACTGCTTACAATATTCAGACGGGGTTCTATAATGTACTTATCACACAAATATAAATTTCTATTCTTACGTACGCCAAAGACTGCAAGCAGCAGTCTTTCGGATTTTTTTATTCGCAACATCAATGATCCTGAAGCGATCTATACTGAAGTTGAAGATTCAAACTTACCAGGAACACTTGACGAGAGTATCGTATCTCGTTATCGTCCCTATGCTTTCTATCATTTTACTCTCGATCAATTAATTCATGAAGGAGTAATTACAGAAGAGCAAGCTCGTGAATACGATGTTTTTGCGCTACTGAGAGATCCTATTGATAGAGCAAAAAGTTTTTACTACTTCTATAAGAAATTTAGATCACCAGGAACTTCTCCTTCTCTTGAAGAATATAAGAGATGGACTAACAAGGGAGTGTTTAATAACGATCCTAACTCCGCAATAGTGCAAACAGACCTATTAAAAATCAAAGGTGAATCGGTAGGTCGATACTGGTTATATGAGAATCTTGAAAAAGAATTATCTAATTTTATGTTCCACAGAAGATTGAGAATCGATCATCCTCTACCTCGGCATAAAACAGATACACGAAAAGTTAAAAAGAACGAGATTGAATTTGATGAAACTTCTTTAAACGATTTACGAGAGCACTTTCAAAACGATTTCATACTGTACGAGCAACTTAAGAAAAAGTAATGAAAAGATTCTTTGCTAAGCTATGGGATAAATTCACATTACTACTTACTTACGCTTTATTGTTCGTGAGTGTGTTTATGTTCTTGTACGCACTGATTCTTTTCTACGCAAATACAAATTAAAATGAGCACAAAGGCATATATTCTTAAAATTAACACGCCGGTTTCTCAAGAATATGCTAAGATATGCGCAGATTCTTGTGATAGTGTCGGTCTAAAGTGGGAATACTTTCAAGGCTATCAGAATATGACTGGCCGAGCAGGTTGGTGTTTAACTGGAATTAGAATGCACTTCCATGAACCTGTCCGTTATCTACCAGATCCTAATCCTTCACAAAAAGCAAATGCGTGTAGCGCTGGTCACGGTGCTATTTGGAAACTTATCGCTGATGGTCCTGATGATGTAGGTGTGGTACTAGAGCACGATGCTATCATGCTCCAACCACTTACTATAAATATTCCAGATAACGTTATAGTTGTTTTGGGATACAAAGTATCAAACCCAAAGCGATATGATCATGTTAGTGCCGGAGAGCCACGGGAATTAATAGATATAGATGGACACGAAGGTGCTCATGCTTATGCTATGACTAGGAATACAGCTAAGTTTTTAGTCAGTGAAATAGAACAAAGAGGTATTTTAGGAGCTGTTGATAACGCATACTTTATTAGAGGACAGCGAAGAACAGCAATACCACTTAAGATAGCTAGCCCTACTCCAGCTCTTGGCTGGATTAGAGAAAGCACAATATGGGGCTCTAGCGCCCATAGAAACTACGAATTCATTTCCTCGTTTAAAGAAAATTATAAATAACAAAGAGTAGATTCAAATTTAACTAGGACTTATCAATAATGAGCCAAATATTTCAAGAATTCTTGAATTCCGTTAAATCGTGTGATATTTCGTTGCCTGTATCTTTCGTAGAGGCACCAGACGACGATGACGCAGCGCTTGAAATCGATCCAAGTGATGACGATAATCCGGAAGTCGAAAAACCAAAACCAAAGAAAAAAGTCACTAAAAAGAAGAAGTGGAAACCAAGTTTCAATCCAGACAAATATGTTGATGTGAAACCTGAATTAAGAGAAGCGCCAAAGAGTGACACTGCAGTCATTACATTTGGGCGAATGAATCCAATCACAACTGGCCATAATGTACTTGTTAACGCAGTGGTTGCAACCGCTCTTAAGTCCGGCGGAATACCACTCGTTTACTTATCTCAAAGTACTGATCCTAAAAAGAATCCTCTAACTTATGACCAAAAAATCAGATTCGCAAAGCGCGCGTTTGGTGCTAAGTTAATTGTTAAAAGCAAGTCTAGAACTATTCTCGAAGTTGCAACAGAGCTTCAGAATAGATTTAAGAAACTCATTGTAGTCGTAGGCTCAGATAGAGTCTCTGAATTTGATAATCTACTCAACAAATATAATGGTAATCTCTACAATTATGATGAGATCAAAGTAGTATCTGCAGGTGAGCGCGATCCTGATTCAGACGATGTTTCAGGTATGTCAGCTTCTAAAGCAAGAGGATTTGCAAAAGATGGTGACATGGAGTCTTTCAAGAAAAGCTTACCTCCTAAACTTCAATCTCAAGCGGCTTCTGTTTATAACGCAGTTAGAGCTGGCATGGGAATTAAAGAAGCAGTCGAACAACTCGAACTAGAAGAAGCTCTAACACGTCAACAAAGACTCAAGCGCAAGATGATTATGCGCAGAATTAAGTCTAAGATTCAAATGGGTCGTCGTAGAGCTATGAGACGTAGAGCGACCACAGCTGTGGTTCAAAAACGCGCTAAGAAAATGGTTCTTCGTATGCTCAAGCAAAGATTTGCTAAGAGTAATCGATATGCAGATCTTCCATATAGTGCAAGACAGCGTATCGACGATCGTATTGCGCGTATTCCTAAAGCTCGTCTCAAGATTCTAATGAGACGCTACATTCCGAAAATTAAGAAAATGGAGAGAGATAGATTTGCAGCTAAGGTTGCAAAAGCAACAGCTCCAGCAGCTTATAAGCCAAAACCAGTCTCTATTGTTAAAGCTAGAGTTCCTGAGAGTGTAAGCATAAACTTCAACAGCATCTTCGAAAAGTTTATTTCAGAAAGAGTTGAAAAACCAGAATCACTTCCAAACACAAAAAGTAATCTCGAATTAGCAGTTGAAATGGCAAACACCCTCGGCGCTAATATGAATTACGCTATTAAAGAAATTGATAAGATTAAGAAAGGATTGTCTCGACATCCTGAAGTAAAGAATGCGCTAAGATTAACTAATGCACGCTTTAACGAAGAAGTATATCAGCAATACACCTTTGAGAAAAGACTCGAAGAAGGTGCATCATATCACGCAGGACTTTCAAAGTCAACCGCAGCTAAGCGCAAAGCACAATTCAATAAACAAGCAAAGATGGACGATGATAATCCTGCAGCCTATAAGCCAGCTCCTGGTGATGCTACTGCAGAGACAAAGCCTAGCAAACATACTTCAAAGTTTAAAAAGATATTCGGCGAAACTAATTACGAGAAAGCTCACCTCAAGAAGCCACACATGCTTTTAGATAAGAAAGGTGCAGTCGTAATTGATAAGCGTTTTCGTATGTTTAAGAAAGCAAAAGAAGTCGATATGGTATTAGCTCAATACAATAAAGAAGAAAAGATTCAAGAGATTAATGATCTAATAGAATCTGTTGAGTTTGTTTTCGAGAGCAATCCTAAAAAATCATTAAGAGACAAAGCCGAAAAGACAGGGATTTCTTATTCCATTCTTAAAAAAGTTTTTGATCGTGGTGTCGCAGCATGGCGCACAGGTCATAGACCAGGTACAACTCCTACACAATGGGGATTAGCTAGAGTTAATTCATTTGCAACTGGTGGAAAAACACAAAAAACAACAGACAAAGATCTTTGGGATCAACACAGAGGAAGTAAAAGTGATTAAGTTCAAGGACCTAAAAGAAGCAGGTGGAGCAGGAGACTGGGGAACTGACAAAGCTCGTAAGAAGCTTCAACAAGACACTCCAGGCCAAGGCATTACTGATATGGGCGTAAAAAATAAACAGCGTAAAGAATCAGTTGAACTTAGCGAAAAGCTAAAAGTGTCTGATGGTCTAGGTGCTTGGATCGACGATTTCATGAAGTCAGATGCTCCTCAGTTTAAAAATGCAGATGATAAGAAGCGCCGTGACATGGCGATCGCAGCATTTACTTCAGCCGGTGGTAAACTCGATGAGTCAGTTATATCCATTGAAGAAGGAGCTGTTGCTCTTTCCACAGTTGAAAAAGAAATCAGATCAAACGGTGGAAAGATTGTTAAGAAAGACGACAGATCAATTACATTTACTTTAAACGGTGCTCAAAGAAAAGTTCCAGTAGATAGAGGACATGTACTAGATACTTATTACATGCAACTTCAGAAAATGTTCGAAGAAGTAGAATACGTTAGTGAAGATGGACAATGGGGCGTTAAGAACGTATATTTGAAATACACACCAGATGTTCTCAAATTAAAGAAGATCAAAATTCAAGATACAATTAGCAACCTTAAGAGACAACACAGCAGCTTAACTGCACTAGGTGGTAAGAATCCACGAGCTGAAGAGATCAAAGAGTTAGAAGGAAAACTTCGCATGATCGATCAAGCAATGAGAACTAAGAAAGAATCGCTTGATCTTGATGAAGCAGACACCTACGCAATCTACAAGAAAGGTAAAGTATTCGATACTTTCAGATCCAAAGAAGATGCGCATGACTCTCTAGATAGTATGGGTCTTTCTGCGATCAGCAAAAAAGATTATAGCGTAAGAAAACTTCCTGCTAATTATAAAAGCAACTGGTCGATGAAAGAAGAAGTCGAGCTTGATGAAGGAACTCTAGCTGCGAGTGACGGGAGTGTTGTTGATGCGCTACTCACCGCAGTAAAAGATAAATTGATGAAAGATTTAAGTAGTGGAAATGTTGATGATGCTAACGAAATTGCAAAGATGGTCAAAATGACTATAGAAAAAGATTATAAACGCAAAGGATTTTCGAGGCTAAAAAGATGAAAAAATTTATAAACTTTATAGAAGAAAAGGGTGAAGCTGTTGACGCAACAGACATGCCAAAACTCCAACAATTAATTAGACTTGGTCTCGCTGATAGTAAAGACCTAGCGCTAATCAAGAGAACCATTATGAAAATGGATTCTGGCGAAGAGCTAACAATGAAAGAGAAGAAGATGGCAGAAAAGCTAGCCAAGATTCTTCTTGACAAAGTAATTGGAAACAAAGTAATTTACAACTTAGTTCGCCAAGGTCTTGGAAAAGAGAGTGTGCAAGAAGATCTCGATGAAAACGCAAGACGTGATGCTATGGCTGCTATCCGCAGAGATAAAGATTTTAGAGACAAAGATGATGAAGACGACGTAGCTACAGATGCTGATCGAGCTGCTGCTAAGAAGAATCCTATCATGCAATTGAGAAAGATTTCTGATATCGAAGGTGGAGAGATGGAGTTCACCAATCGCAAGAAAATGAAAGTTTCTAAAGTAGATGCTGACAAGATTCTAAGAGCTTTTGGTACTATTCAAAAGTCTTTAGACAAGCAAAAGTTTCAAACTCTAATCGGACGTAGTCCAGAAGATTTCAAGAAAATACTTAAGATTCTAAGATAATGAAAAGCTTTAAAGAGTTTATTTCAGAAGGTTCTGAAACTTGGGAAGCGGGTTTCAAGCGCAGAGTCGTAAAGACAACTAAACCTGAGCACAAAGAAAAAGGTTACAACTGGCGCATCAAAGGAAAAGATCGTCCAGAGATAAGCATTAAATTATATAAAGACAAACCATCATTTGATGAATTTAAAAAACAAATGAAGCGTGTTGCAGGACACGAATTCGGAGGATAAGAAAAATGTTAAGATTTAAGCGATTTGTTGAACAGACAGAACTAGTCGAGTCGCATTTCGAAGTAGGCGATAAAGTTAAGTGTGTTCATAGCGGCAAGGAAGGCGTCGTCACTAAAGTTGATCCTTCTGAAAAAGGTAAGTACTACACTGTTAAGCGCGATGATGGTGAAGTCATGCAGTACGCACCAGACGACCTCGAGGCTTTGAAAGAAGAAGTCGAACTTGATGAAGCAGGTTATAAAGTGCCGAAGAACTATGCTTCTATGATGGCGAAGAAACGTAGAAAGGCTGGCACTTCTGAGTTTGGCACGCACCCAGATAAGAAAAAAGAGGTAAAGAAAGAAGAAATCGAGCTTGAAGAAGGACGTAACGAAGCACTTAAAGCCCTCGAAGGACTCGCTAAGCGCGGAGGAATGGATAAAGCTGATTTTCAAAAAGCTCATGATCTATATAAAGCCAACAAACTCACCGATCTCAGAAAACATATCTACGGACTAGATACAGATCCTAGTGAAGCTATCGCAGACGTTATTAACAGACATGATTCAAAAGCATTTAACAGCATGTATCCAAAAGCTAAAGCTGGTGATTACCTTCGTATGATTATATTAAATCACGGTGGAAAATAAAATTGAAAGGCTTTAAGAACTTTTACAACGAAGAAAGGTTCGGCATTTACGAGGGGGTTACAGTCCCTCTCGAACAGCCTATGATCGAGTTCGATAGTTCTATGGGACTCTTGGCTGCAGAAAAAGAACCAGAACTAAATTCACCAAAGCGAAGCTCTGGTGATAAGAAATACGTTGTTTATGTTCGTAATCCAAAAACAAGAAACATCAAGAAGATCGAGTTCGGAGATGAAAAAGGTGGACTCACTTCAAAGATTAACGATAGAGACGCTGCAAAGAGTTTTGCTGCAAGACACCAATGTGATACTAAGAACGATAAGATGACTCCAGGATACTGGGCGTGTCGTTTACCTAAGTATGCTAAGTCTTTAGGATTGCAGGGCGGTGGCGATTATTTTTGGTAAGGAGTAAAAAATGAAAAAATTAGTATTAGGTCTAGTGTTAGTAACATTTTTAGGTGGCTGTTCAAGTCTTGGAAAGTTTATTCCAAGTAAGTTCGACAATGTTGAATATGGAAAGCTCGTCGAGTTAAATGTAATTTCTACTATGGCTCCCGCTGGGTGGTGTCAAGAATCTGCAATTCAACAAATGAATTATAGAGCAGTGTGGTTACAAACGTATAGTAAGTATAGACTTAACGAGAACATCGCTAAGATATATGAACAAATAGGTGATATTACAAAAGAATTGAATGAGCGTGAGAATCCTAGTGAAGCTTATTGCCGCATCAAAAGAGAAAACATACACAAAATAACAGCTGAAGCTCTACAAGTATTCGGAGGTAGAAGATCGTGAATCTAGAAACATGGCAAGAAATTCAAGAAGCAAAGGTAAGAGAACTTAAAGAATTATATGACGCTGGAAATCTTTCAGAGTCAGAGTACACAGAATTAGTCGAAGATCTACTCGATCTTCAAAAAATTTCTGATGGTCTAGATCTCGAAGAAAATAAAATTCGCGCTCAAAAAGCTATAGAAGCGATTAGGATGGTTGCGGGACTTATCTAATGTCCAGCAACATATTGTTGCTAGCTGATATTATAGAACAGAAAGTTAGAAAAGAAAAAGAACTCGAATTTTATCAAGAACAGCTAGAAAAACTTGAAAGGAAGATGTGGTTCATTCGAAAAGAAATCGAAGTGACCAATCTTTGTATAGAAATTATTCAAAACGAAAAAGCGGATATTTTATCCGGAAGGTTGATTAGTAATGACATCACTCACGAATGAGTATTATGAACCTTATTACAATGTGGGTGACATAAGAATATTTGATGTGGATGCTGAAGACGAAAATTACGTCTGGCACATGGATCACGACAATAGACGGATAAAGATTTTAGAGGGAGACGGCTGGCAATTTCAATGGGAAGGCTGCCTTCCATGGCTTTTGAAGCCAGGTATGGAGTTCAATATTAAAAAGAACGAATACCACAGGTTAATTAAAGGTGTAAACGATCTCAAGATACAAATTACATCATTAGATAAATAAACAATAAGTATTTTTATAGGAGACTGAAATGTCGTTCAAAGATAAAATTGATGAGATTCTAGCAAGTGCTATTCGTTCTCAGCTAAATGAGAAGAAGAAAATGGATCCTGTCGGTAAAGCAGACGCTGACATCGATAATGATGGTGACGTAGATTCTTCTGACGAGTATCTTCACAATCGTCGTAAAGCAATTGCTAAAGCGATGAAGAAAGAAGAAGCTAGCGATGAGCCTATTACTGCACAAGATATTAAAATGGCGATAGGTATTGCAAACGATGCTCGTTATAAAGACGGCAACTATACTGCTGCTTATAACAAAATTGCTAACATGAAAAAAGGTTTAGTATCTCACCCTCGCGTTAAAGATGCTCTAAGAAGAGCAAACGAAGAATTAGAGCTTGACGAAGCTACTCTAAGAGTTCCTGCATTCACTGGAAAAATTGGAGATCGTACAGGTTTTAGAATGACACGAGGCGCAGCTAGTATGTATGGCGGATATGATGTAACACTCAGCGGCGATGAAAAAGCTATCTTATCATACGCTAAAAGACATTTAGGTGGAGAAGGTGATACACTTGCAGACGTACAACGCAGTCTGCGCCCAGTGGGTGAAGAAGACAAACAAGAAGGATCTTGTGGAACGACTAATTCGTCTTACATGAATGCTTCTTATTTGAAGGCGGCCGCAAAAGCTTCTAAGAAAAAATAAGCTGAAACGGATATATAAATTAGATTAACTATATTATAGGAGTAAATTATGAAAGCACTAATTGAATGGTTCAAAGATTTTTTTGGACTTGGACTTAAATTTGAAGAAGTAACACCAGTGGTTCGTGAAGAACCAGTAACTAAAGCTGAAGTTGCTGCAGGACCTAAGGTCACTAAAGCATCTTTGAATAAGTTGACTAAAGCTCAACTTGAAGAGCGTGCGGTAGAACTCGGTGTTATTCTTAAAAAAGGTTTGAAGAAAGCTGAATTAGTAAACGAACTTTTTAAAGCTGAAAAGAAATAATATTTGTTATAATTTAACGTTAAATTAAATAACAGGAGAAAACAAATGGCACTATGGGGAAAAACAGACGCTGTTGCTAGCGTACCTAAGTGGCTCGAAGACGACGCAAACAACACTAACAAGTCTCACGACAAAGACAACGCAGTATTCGTTGACTTAACAGAGGCTGGTGTTGCTGCTAACAGAGCTAAAGGTCTTCATACACCAGGTTGGAACTTGTATCACACTTACACTGATCAGAATGGCGTAACTCGTCATAAAGCTGAGCCTCTCGTAGTAATGAAGGTTTCTGCTGCTGACGCAGGTGACTTAGGTGTAACAGGTAACACAGCGGTGGAAGATACTATCGTAGCTGATAGCTAAAATTAATTTTTATTGATTATGAAGTTGACGGAATCGACCTTTTTACTTTATGCGATGAAACACTATGACAATCCTCAGTGTACTGAGATGTCAGAATTTGAAGAAGATATGAAAAGATTTCAATATCTTCGAAAGTTGTTTAGTCGTTATAGACAAGATGGAGATCTTAAAGAACGGTTGATTCTAAACCACCTCATTGTGTTGTTCAATGTGTTTGGTCCTGAGGCAACGAACATGCTCTTCATGAGGCTTCACGAATATCACGAATATTTGAAGCCTTTTGTTGAGTATCTAAATTTCATGCCACAGTTAATAGTTTATGATGATATTAGCATCAATGCTGATAGCATAAATTCAGATATTATAATTCTGGAAACACTTAAGGAAATATAAATGGTCGTAGATCTATTTTTAGTTTACCAATTTATCAGAAGGCTAGTAACGCCTTTTGAAAAGTGGGAAGCTTATAAGTTAGGAATCATCGATGCGAAAGGAAATATCCTTATTCCTCGTAAAGATTTCACTAAGATCGCCGAAAGAAAAGCTTTCGGTATATTCGATAGATTGGTCTTAAACCTTAAGAGACTTCTAGGAAAACTTCCACTAGGTCAAACTAGAATAGCTTCCTATGCTGCAGCACTTTGGTTAATCAAAGAAGAACAAAGAATGCTAGATGCTGGACTATTGAACGAAGATTACGAACTAGATGATATTGAGATTGAAACAAGATTACAAGCCTTCTTAGATGAGTACGGTGAAATTATTGCAGAAGCTAATAAGAACGAGATGACCGGCGTCGGCAGTGGTGCTATCGCTGGCCTCGGTGTTGGACCGCAAGGAGAACCTGGCCTTACACCAGCACAACAGAAAAAATATAAGAAAAAGAATTTTAAACAGTTGATGCTTGATATAAAACCAAAATCGTAGTAAACAAAATCATGGAGAAGTAAGATGAAATTAAGTAAGAACTTTGCATTAAACGAATTCACCAAATCGGCAACCGCTACCAAATTAGGTATCGATAACACACCGAAAGGCGAACATCTTGAGAATCTTCAATATGTAGTTGAAAAAATATGTCAGCCAGCTAGAGAGTTTTTCGATAAGCCAGTAACAGTAAATAGCGGTTACAGATCACCCGAGTTGAATAAAGCAGTAGGTGGAGCTTCATCTTCACAGCATTGTAACGGTGAAGCAGTAGACATCGAAATCATGGGTGTTCCTAATAAAGTTCTTGCAGATTGGATTACAGAAAACTGTGAGTTTGATCAAGTCATTCTTGAGTTTTACAATCCAGAAGAAGGTATCAATTCTGGGTGGGTCCATGCTTCATTGAAGAAAGATGGTCCAAATAGAAAAACAAAACTAATAGCGTTTAAAGACGGAAAATCAACGCGTTATCAGGCAGTCGATGATTTTGATCCTGATAATGATTATAAAAGGTA